GATGAAAAAATTTTTCATACAGATTGGGCAATACCAAATACTATGAGAAGAGAATATAAAGAATATTTTGAAAAAAATATTTTAAAAGATTTTTTAAATAACTTTTTAATTAAAAATAAATTTAATGAAGTCGAAATAGATAATATATGGTTTCAAGTATACAATACAGGAGATTTTCATAAATTTCATACGCATGCAAAAGCTAATTTTACAAATGTTTTCTATTTGCAATTACCAACTTCTTGTGTAAAAACAAATATAGTAGATGTTGATTTAGAAATAGAAGAAGGTGATATATTAACTTTTCCTGCATTTATGAAACATGAATCACCTATAAATAAATTTAAAGAATTTAAAATTATTATTTCTTTTAATACAAATGTATTGAAATGAGTATAATTAAAGTAAATTTTAGAAAAAGTTTAGAAGAATATGTATTTCAACTTCACAATATAATTCCTGCTAATATTTGTAAACAAGCTATCGATGAATCAAAAAAAATAAATTGGGAAGAAAATACCTTTTACGATAACAAAACAGGCAAACAAATTAACAGATCTGGAAAAAATGAATTACAAATGAGCCATGATGATTTTCCTTCGAGTAAATTAATAATGGAAAAAGTTCATGAGGGTGTTACTCAATATTTAAAATATTTAAATTATCCATGGTTTGGTATTAAATATATTACTGAAATAAGATTTAATAAATATTTTGAAAATAACGAAATGGCAGTTCATTGCGACCATATACATTCTATGTTTGATGGAGAAAAAAAAGGAATACCTATACTTAGTATTGTAGGAGTTTTAAATGAAGATTTTGTTGGTGGGGAATTTATTATGTTTAATAACTATGAGATAAAATTTAAACAAGGAGATATAATTATTTTTCCAAGTAATTTTATGTTTCCTCATAAAGTAAAACCTGTAACACAAGGTATAAGGTATTCTTTTGTAAATTGGGCATGTTAGTAATAGATAATTTTTTAAAGCCCCAAGAGTTTAAAAATATTTTAAAAGATTTTGAATCTGAAAATTTTCCGTGGTTTTTTAAAAAAGAAGATGTGCCAGGAAATAGATTAAATAAAAATGGTTTTTTTAATCATTGCTATTTTAATAATATTGTAAATAGCTCCTATTTTAATAGTCATATTGTTCCTTTTATTGATAAACTTAATGTAAAAAAATTTACTCATGTGAGAGCAAATTTGACTCTTAGAGATAAGGATTCTTTACAATGTGCTTACCATACTGATAATAACGATATTAAATCAATTACTGCAATATTTTTTTTGACTAATTGCAATTCTGTAACTAAAATTAGACTTGGAAATAATATCAAACAAATAGAAAGTGTTCAAAATAGAATAGTTATTTTTAAAAGCTTTACTCCACATAAAGTTATTTATCCAACAAATGTACACAAAAGATTTGTAATAAATTTTAATTATGAAACAAATTAACTTTTTAACTGCAATGCCTAGATCAGGAACAACTTTATTAGGTGCTCTTGTAAACCATAGTCATTTAGGCGTAAGTCCACACAGTCTTGTTGTAGAAATGGTTTATCAAATTTACAAACTTAAAAAAGACGAAAAATATTTTAATTTTCCAAACAAAGAATCTTTTTATAATGTGTTAAAAAATATAATACCAAATTATTATAGTAATACTAATTACGATTTTATTTTAGACAAAGGTCCTTGGGGAACACCTTTTAACTTGGATATGTTAAAAGAAATACAGGAAGAAAGAAAATTTGTAATCTTATACAGAAAACCTTTAGAATGTTTAGCTTCATTTATGCGTTTTTTTAAACATGATTTAGAGAATCAATCTAACTTTTACATGTCAGAAGAAGGTGCAATTGGTAAAAACCTTTTATCTATTAGAAATATAATTGACCAACAAGAAGCATATATTATTATTAATTATGATGATTTAGTGTCTGATCCTCAAAACCAAATAAATAAAATTACACAATTTTTAAATATTCAGGATGTAAATATTCAATTAAAAAAGTTCCAATTTAATCAAAAACATTATGACGATACTATTTTAGGAGCACCCATACATGATGTTAGAGTTGATAAGGTAGAAAAAAAATACTATGATATAGAAAAAATATTACCAGAAAGTATTATTAAAAAATATAAAAACGTGAAAATTATATGACAATATCTAGAGGTCAAATAACAAAACAAATAGAAGGTAAGCTTAGAGGTGCAAGAGATGAAAAAAAGAAGAAAAAGCGTGTCTTGGCCAAATTATATAGCAAAAAGTCTAAGGTCTTCAAAGTTTAGTCAAAAAGTGGTACAATCTAAGAAATTGTATAACCGTAAAAAGGATAATAATGGCAACTTCAGGGACGACTAGTTTTGACCTATCTATAGAAGAGATAATTCAAGAAGCATACGAAAGATGTGGACTTACTACTACAAGTGGTCATAGTTTAAAATCTGCTAGAACAAGCTTAAATTTATTATTTGCAGAATGGGCTAATAGAGGAATTCATTTATGGAAGGTAGCCTTACATGAAAATGCTTTAGTATCTGGTCAAGCTGAATACTCAGTGAGTGCAGGTGTAAGTGATGTTTTAGAAGCTTTTGTGTCATCGACAGCAGCAGGTAGCAATAATGCTAATACACAAGATGTATCTTTAACTAAAATTGATAGATCTGCATATGCAGCTTTACCAAACAAATTAGCCACGGGACAACCATCTCAATATTATGTTGATAGACAAGATACTCCGAAAATATATTTATACCAAGCACCAGATTTAAATACCTACACAACACTTAAATATTATGTAATTAAGAGAATAGAGGACGCTGGTAATTACACAAATGATGCAGATGTAGTTTTTAGATTTTTACCATGTATGGTTGCAGGTTTAGCGTATTATCTTGCTATGAAAAATGCCCCACAATTAGTACAACAAAATAAATTAATTTACGAGGATCAATTAAAAAGAGCTTTGGATGAGGATGGTCAGAGAGCTTCTACATATATTACTCCTCAATCATTCTACCCACAAGGAATATAATATGGCTAAATGGGCGACAGGTAAAAGATCACAATCAATATCAGACAGATCAGGAATGGCATTTCCATATACTGAGATGGTTAAAGAATGGAATGGATCATTAGTACATATATCTGAGTTTGAACCTAAACATCCACAAATAAGACGAAGACATAATACTGCTGATGCAATCGCTTTACAAAATTCAAGAAACATGAAATTTCAACAACCTATTCAACCATTTGTAAATAATAATACAAGTGATGTAACAATTACCAATTCTGGTGGAGCATCAGTGGGTGTTGCAAATTTATCCTTACCGGGAGAATTTGCATTTAAAACTCAAGATTTTAAAATAATTAGAAATGGAGTAACATCAATAGTACATAGCATGATTCCTGAAGATCCTTCTTTACAGAATAGAAGAAGAAAAATGTTATCTTTAATAGGACAAGTGGAGGTTAATATTTCATAATGGCCATAACACATTCAACTTTTTTAACACAAGTAAGAAACTATACAGAAGTAAGTAACAATGTATTGTCAGACTCTCAAATACAAGAGTTTATAAGAAACGTAGAATTAGATGTAGCAGGTAAAGTTGATTATGATGATCTGAGAAAATATGCAAATTCAACTTTTACAGCTGCAAACAGGGCTGTGTCTATGCCATCGGATGTTTTAGTTTTAAGATCCGTTGAACATATAGATTCCAGTGGTAACAGAACTTTTTTAGAAAAAAGAGATACAAGTTTTATATCAGAATTTAATGGTACTGGTGCACAAGGACAACCCAAATACTATGCTAATTGGGATGAATTTAACATAATAGTGGCACCAACACCATCTACGGCTGATACAGTACAAATAAATTATATAAAAGATCCACCTGAATTTACTTCTACAAATCAAACGTATTTAGCAAAATACCAAGAGTCTATGTTATTACATGGTGTTCTTACAGAATGTTTTAGATTTTTAAAAGGACCTATGGATATGTACAAGCTCTATGAAAGCAAGTACAATGAAGAAGTACAGAATTTTGCCCTACAACAAATGGGTAGAAGAAGACGAGCTGAGTATGATGATGGAGTTCCTAGAATACAGGTTCCTAGTCCTACTCCAAATACAAATTAATAAGGAGGCCATTATGGCAATAACAACAAATGCAATTTGTGATTCTTTCAAAAAAGAATTACTACAAGGAAAGCATGACTTTGACACATCATCTGACACTTATAAGTTAGCGATGTACACAAGTTCTGCAACTTTAGGAAAATCAACAGAAAACTACATTACAGCAAATGAAGTTTCTTCAGCTAACTACTCTGCAGGTGGTGGAACGCTAGTTAACCAAGGCGTTAAAGTATCATCTTCAGTAGCGATTACTGATTTTGCTGATTTATCTTTTCAAAACGTAACTCTTACTGCAAGAGGTGCTTTAATCTACAACACAACAACTGACGGTGGATCAAACACTACTGACGCTGTTGCTGTACTAGATTTTGGTGGTGACAAGACTGCAACATCTGGAACATTTACGATTCAGTTTCCAGCTTTCACAACTTCAGCAGCTATATTGAGATTAGCATAATTTAAGGTACTGAAGCTATGGCAGAGTATACTTATACAGTAACCGTAGCTTCAGGAAACCTATATGGCGGTGGAACAGGTAACGTTTTTTATTTAAACGGAGCTAGAAATTCTACTGGGCCTGGAACTGTAAATTGGGTTGAAGGTGGTACTCTAAGGTTTGAACAAAGTGATGCTTCAAATAATGCCCACCCATTAATTTTTTCTACAACTACAAGTAAAGATCAATACCTCACATCTGGTGTAACTTATTATTTAGATGGTGCAGTAACTTACTCTCAATACACAAATACAACTACCTTTAACGCAGCTACAACTCGTTATGTAGAAGTAACACCATCATCATCAACTGACTTTTATTATCTTTGTTATGTTCATGGAATTGGTATGGGTGGTATTTTTGATATCACTTCTTCAACATGGGGAGCTTTAAGTTGGGGTGCAAACGCATGGGGTAATCAAGCTGACATAGATGTTGATGTCACTGGAACCTCTTTAACATCTTCAATTGGAACTTTACAATCAGTAACAGCAAACGCTGATGTATCTCAAAGTGGTATTCAAATAAATTCATCACAAGGAGCAACAGTTGGAGGCAGTTCGGTAACAGTTCAAGTTGTTGGAAATTTAGAATCTATGGGCGTAGGTCAAGTTGTATCCGGCATAGGTGCGCTGACAAGTGGAATGTCAATGTCTTCAAGCATAGGATCAGCAACTGTTGATGAATCAACTTTGACTGGAGAAGGTTGGGGTAGAGGAGAATGGGGAGAGTTTGCATGGGGAGATAACTTCTCAGTTCAAATAACAGGAATTTCACTTTCTTCATCTATAGGAGATGAAACAGCTTTTACAGACGGTACTAATCCAGTTACCGGATCACAGATTAACTCTACTCTCGGAAATTTTTCAATTATAAGTGATGTAGGAATAACAGTTTTTGCTTCTGAAGATCAACTTGATTTTACAATAGGAACCTTAAGTTTTGATGCAGATGCAAGTGTTACAGTCACAAGTGCAGGTCAATTAACTTCATCTCAAGGAAATACTGTTGGTGGTACTAAAACACCTGTAGATGTTACTGGAGTACAAGCTTCAATGAGTCTTGGAACGATTGCATTAGAGCAAACTACAATAGAAACTGTAACAGGTATTCCAGCAACCATGTCACTTGGAACTCACGCTGAAATACCAGGTCAAATAATAGGTGTTTCAGGGCTTTCAATGACCTCAGCTTTAGGGGAAGAAGGACCAATTACAGGAGATGCAACAGTAATTCCAACAGGCATACAATTGACAGGATCTGTGGTAAGCCCTAATATTACTTCGTGGAATGAGATAGATTTGGGAGTATCTAATACTTGGACGGTAGTTGATTTGGCTGCGTAGTTAATGTAAAATATTAAAATATTAAGGAGAATTTTTTATGGCATCAAGTTATTCAAGCGATCTTAAACTAGAACTGATGGTAACCGGTGAAAACGCTGGTACATGGGGTGATAAAACAAATACAAATTTAAATTTAGTACAACAAGCTATTGCTGGTTTTGAACAAGTAACTCTTTCATCTGGTGGAACTGTAGCACTCGTGATGTCTGATGGTGCTTTATCTAATGCAAGAAATTTAGTTATTAAATTTGCAACTGCAACTATAGCATCAAGCACAATTTGTACTATTCCAGATTCAATAGAAAAATTTTATATTTTTGATTGTTCGGGATTAACTAATCCTTCTAATCTAACAATTAAAACTGCATCAGGAACAGGATTTACTCCGGACGCTGCAAAAATTTACGCGGCTTATTCTGATGGAACAAATTTAAATGAAGTTTCTTTAGATACTCTAGGAGGAACTATTGGGACTGCACAAGTAGCTGATGACTCTATAACAAATGCAAAAATTGCTGATGATGCAATTCGTGCTGCACAACTTTCTGACAATGCAGTCGTAACTGCTGCAATAAATGCTGATGCAGTAACTCAAGCAAAAATTGCTGATGACGCTGTTGGCCCAGATCAAATTGCAAACACTGCCGTAACTGCAGGATCTTACACAACTGCTGATATTACTGTAGATGCACAAGGAAGAATTACTGCTGCATCAACTGGATCTGCAGGAGGTGCTAACATGATTGCTAAAGCATTTAATTTAGGACCTTCATCTGGAAATTACACTTCTCAAGCAAATGCAAGTAAATATCAAGCATACGTAGCTGCAGGAGGTGGCGGAGGATCTGGAGCTGCACCTAATAGACCTGGTGGAAACGGTGGCTCTGGAGGTTTCGGTTTTTACGCAGGTTCTATATCAGCTTCAACTTCATACCCATGGTCTGCAGGAGGTCCTGGAGGTGGAGGCGGAAATAATTTTGGTAATAGATGGGGAAATAGTGGAAGTGCAGGAGGCAACTCGACTATCACTAACTTAATGACTGTTAACGGAGGTAATGGCGGAGGTCAAACGCAACCATACTCTGGAGGTAACAGTGGTAACCCCGGTTCCGCACCTGGAGCGACTAGCACTAATTTTGACAGACGAGTTCTTTTTGCAAGTTCACAACCTGCAAACTCTTTTACACCTGCAGGTTTAGGACAACCTGGAACAAGAGGAAACCAAGGTAATACTTGGATTAGTCCAAACCACAATGGTCAACCTGGTGGTGCAGGTTGTATTGTTTTATTTGTAGATGAAGGATAATTAATATGGCTTATTTAGTTTTTAATAGTGATAACTCTTTATTTAGAATTGCTGCTAATGATACAGATTTAGGTAATTTAAATTTACCAGATCCTCTTGGCTCATCTTATAATCTTCAAACAATAAATGATTCTGATTTTGAATCAGTAAGAAAAAATTTAAAAGAGGTTTCTTTTGATGGCACAACAATTACTTACACAGATCAAACTTGGAAATGGCCAAATCAAGATGTTTTAAATAATTATTTTGTAAGTATCGTTTATGATAGATGT